TGAAGATCTCGAGGTTGGTATCAGTTACCTGGACACCCTCAGACACTAGTGCCTGGAGATGCTTAGTAGATCTGATCATGGATCCTCTAAGATATTATAGTACAATCCGAGTACCTTCAGTAAACAGGTACCCCTTCCGAACCAGATCAGTTCAGGATCGATAGGATGGGAAAGCGTTTACATGGGACCAAGGAGTCAATAGAGAACATTTTCTATAGTATCTTGGCTGGTATGAGATCATCCCAAGTTAATTAGGGAACTTATCAAGTTAATCTGATTAACCTCATGCCACTTACTCTAATATTCAAAACTACGTATCTCGGTACCACCCGAGCTTAGGGGATGTTGAGTCCCTCCACGATAGTCAACGCCAGTGTGATCGTGCTGGCCTTATATGACTAAGGCTTTTGAATATTACCACCAACACTTTTAGAAAGTGTTTCCCCCTCTATGTCCTCCTTAAGCAGGTTGGAATGAAATCATGGCCTGTTGATGAACAACAGTCAAGGTCCCTGCAGCACCAATCGGACTTATCACCACTTTCACAGTATCACTCCCATTACAGGAGATGATAGCGAAAATGTTGATATTCAATCTTTGAGAAGTTGTCGTTTGAACCCTAGCACTGGAAACCGTGATGATACTATCACTCTTGTAGAGAGCCATAGAAATCAAGAACGGTTCAGCTGCTGAATCATTGAAACTGGCCGTACAATTCACAAGGTACGTCCCAGCCGCTGGAGTAAACAAACCAGCAACCGGTGATCCAATACCCAACGGATCGTTGGGTGGAGCATCAAATTCAAGATTCGCATCGACAGCAGTAGTAAGGGTTTGATCACCCCCATCACTGTTCGATGTAAACGTAATTCTCGAAGGTCCTGAATCATCAGACGGAGAATTCTGAGGTATGAAGAACTCAACCTCATATTCCGCCCATAGTTTTCCAATAAGAGATGCATCTGCTTCTCCTGTTGTACTCACATAGAGTGCACCAACATCATAGAGATTCATATCTCCTGTGACATTGGAAGACCGAATAAACTTTCTCGGTCCAAGAGGGAACATGGCACTAACATCTAAGTCCATGTGAAACCCTCCCCACGCTGATGATTCGATTGCACCAAAGGTGTCTGCTGCCTCAACCTCTGTCGAGGGAGACCGATCCCGGACATTGTAATCCGGTGACAAAAGGACTGATCCAACAGTCGTCGAAGCACAACGAGGTACATAACAGTACCTAAGACGATGGAAACGATATTGTTCCCACTTGTCAGCTTCCCCACTTAACCATGGAAAGGATCCCTCCAGACCAGGGTTAAGTGAGTACTTGGTTGTTGCAAAACTTGCTGAACCATTGATGTCACCTACAAGTTCTCGACCTGAGAACCTCCAGGATCGTCGACCATTCCTTGAACCACCTGAGAACTGTTGCAGTTCGTTCACGGCAACAGGAGCAAATGATTTCATTCCAACTCCTTTCTTCACTTTCTCTCTCCTCACACCCCTCGCTTGAGCTCTTTGAGCTTGTTTCTGTGATTTCTTCATGATAATTTGTATGGGATCCCTAGTTATCTTCTAGCGACTATACATCCTTACCTAGATGAAGGTTTTGTAGACTGACTTCAGTCTGTCCAAAACAGAACCCCCTCATCCCTACCCGTGTAGTCTGTCGACATTCCGTTGACGGTAGTGTAGATGCGAACCCCTGACCCGTTGGTCTTCCTCTTACGAGGTGCCTATTCGGTCGGAACAGAGGCTAGGAAACAAAGTCTCTACTAGCTTGAACTTCGAGTTAGTCGGTAATCTACGTTAGCATCAACTTAGTACGGAAGTATTAAGCACATGCACCGTTTTGGGTAGTAAGGGTAAGAACCCCATGAGCAGTTTAACGCCATGCTCAGGGCATTGAAATCACGAAGTAAAGACCACCCTTGAGGATCGATCTAGATCTTCATCCGACATCTGGACGAAACACCCAGATCGTAACTCTCCAAGGTTACGAACCGGTCTAAACTTCAGCTCCGAGTCTACCACTGGATAACATAGTGGTGGAGGTTGATATGACCTCTCTTCAAAATATGACTCGGTTTCAAGCAAGGGACCTATGGTAACAGTTCTTTTAAGCTGTCTTCCATCATAATAGGTTGGAGGCCCAATCGTCTTTGACTCTCTAACCAGACCAAGAGCTAGTCTGGGGAACTTTCGTTCCAAGATATCTCTATCAACCCTCCGATCTATGAGAGTTGCGAGACGTCTTTGGAAACTGGTGACATAAAACTCACCAATGGGTTGGAATCCTAACCCACCATGTTCCGGAGAAACAAAACAATTGTAGTTACCTCCTCTTGTTATGGAATGGATCCATTCCTTTTGGTAATGAAAGAATCGTTCACGAGCGCGGACAGTGTCCTGAGAACCAGGGACACTGTAGTTGAAGTAATCCCAGATAGGAAGTGTTTTCACTTCAGATCTTCCGGTTAACTTCGATTGACCAGTGAGGAGACCTACATTCATGTAGTCTACCTCCCGCAAATGTTCACCATCGTAGAACAATCGTGAATTCACAGTAAGATATTTCCTGTGAACATAATTCTTTCCCAAAGAAAGGGTGAATCCAGCGTTCTTGATATTCTTCTGCCAGACTTTATACAAAGAGTCTGAGGTCTTGAACAAAATATCGTCCCCATTCACCAAAACAGGTAACTGTTTTGGATGAAGACTGTAGTCAGGATTAAAACAATAATCCTCTTCTACACTGATCCAATAACATATCATGTTAATCAAACATAATATTGGAAAACTCAGGATTGAACCCATGAGTTGACCGTTCTGCTGATAAGCAGTTCCAATTGTTGGATCAGGATAATCGACAGTTTGTTCATATAAAACTGAACGCAGAATATCCTTAAGACCTCCACCATCAACATCCTCATCATCAAAGGGACAAGTGTGCTCCAAAATCTCTTCAAACAAGATTTTGGTACAATTGATGTTTAAACCATCAGTTGCAGCACTGTAGTCTCCAGATACCCAATCTCGGTATCCAGGGAATACATCCTCGGAGTTGCATTTCAAACTCCACACATCAGATATGTCCATTGTTTTTCCGGTCAATGAAAAACAAGGGAACCTCTGCATATATTGCCAGAGGTGTTTCTGTAAGAAACGAGAAACCCACATACGATGTGCAGGACCTTTAGTGATGAGGCGGACCTTGAGAGGTTCCAAGACCGCACTAACCATGACAGCTCTAGGTTCTTTCCGAGCTTCCTCAAGAACTTCATTCCAAGATGGACAATAACGTCCACGGACTTCTTCGACCATACCAGGTCTAGTCTCAATCATAGCGATAAGACTATCAGTCTGCAGCATGTTTGGAATATTCTCATATTCCGATAAAGCTTCACGCCTTATCCATGCTCTAGCTCCTCCAGACTCTCTAGTCGCGGAGTAACTAGCAGAATTGCTTGCTTCAAAAAGCTTTTCTGTTGCAGGTCGAAGAGGCATCTTCTCGAAAAGAAGTTTACAATATCTTGAGAAAGTCTCATACCACTCTTCCGGTACTTCAGGTGGATCAGTACACATTTGTTTGTGATGCTTTTTGTATGATTCTTGTACAAAAGACTCAGAAACAACAGCACACCCTCGTTTGACACCTTGTAAAATGCCAAACCAAAGAGAGTCATTCTTACGATTATGACTCACGAGTCTGTTCTTCAGGACTCGCCGTGCTGCACCCTTGAAGATCAAAGGATGCCATGTCCATCCATCCGGTTCCTCAGGAAGAGGATTGGAAAGATATCTAGCCATAGGCCATACGGTGAAATACTTAGCGTATTTCACAAAGAGGTGAGGTTGCCATTCCCTCGCAACCTCAAAGAGAGAAAGTTGGTCCCGCCATGGAAGTTTACTGAACTTAGGAACTCCATCATAGAGTACTTCTAACACAGAACGTGTGAAGTACAAAGCATCTATTGATGAATCTCCTAACAACTTCCATGGACCTTTTTGGTCGGTTTTCTTCCCGAAAAAGAAAGATCTTACCCCAACATCTGTTGGGAAAGATTTCATTTTCGACGGGCGAAGAAAACCCGCTTTCCCCGGTCCACCCGGGGCTAGGCAGGCCATAATCCTATCGATAAGTGACAGAGCAGTGAACTTCTCTGACACTGGTTGTGTTTGGATTCTTTTAGGATTCA